AGGTTTTAAAGAAGCAATAACAGGAGTAGTTAATGTTTTAGCAGTTAGAATTTGTGTAGCATCTTTCTGTACTACTGTACTATCGATAGCAAATGTCATTGTCTGAGCAGAACCTGTAGTATCTATACCTGTTCCACCAGTTAGTGTAAGCGATTGAGTACCTAACTCTACATCTTGTGCGCCACCAGCATCACCTTGAAAGTCTAAATCCTGAGCAGTATTTTGTGCGTCTACATATGCTTTAATACTTTGTTGTGATGCAACTTTAACTGCAGAGTTACTACTCATGTTGTCTTCATCTAAGAAAGCATCACCACTAATAGTACCAGTAATAACTGGATTTGCTGAAGTAACAATATTAGCCTCAGCTGCTGTTTGATTAATCCATTTAGAAGATGTAGTATCATAAGCTAATACTTCATTATCGGCAGGTGTACCAGTTACATTAACATTATCTAAATAATTTAATCCTATTACTTGTATTTCAGTAGCATAGTGTAATGCTGAATATCCTGTAGTTCCATCAGATAAAGTAAATTGATTATTATAAGGTTGAAAAGCTATTTTTTTATTATCTGAAAGTATATTAGTAATAACTACATCTACAGTTTGTAAACCTGAAGTAGTAGCTGAAAATAAACTTCCCTGTGAATTACTAGAGGTAGCCCCAGTTAAATCTGCAGTATCTGGAGAAGCAGGCGTTGCATAACTAAAATCTGTTGTATCACTTGTAGCTGGCATTATATTAACCCTCTTCCGTTAAAGTTTATTTGAACGTTTCCTCCTGATGCTCCTCTCTTATTATCTTCGTCATTTAATTGTGCTAGTTCTTCTATAAATAACTGTTTATATTTTTTAGCTTGATCCTCATCTTGTAAATAATAAAAAGATTCTGCAAGTGATCCATATAGTAAAAGCTTTTCGTTTTCATCTCTTAGCCAATGGGCTACTTCAGTACCTATATATTTAGTACTAGTAGTTGTTGAAAAAGTAACTGTTTGTCCTGTAAAAGTTTGTGATTCATTTGTATTTTGTAAAGTAATATTCTTTTTACTAGTTGTACTACCATTAGCTACCGAAGCTATTTTAGGTGGTGCACTAGTAACTGTATTTAAAGATATTCCTGTTCCAGATAATTCCATATCTGCTACACATTTATTAGCAGTAGCAACATCTGCAAATGTTACTTCAATATTTTGATGTGTTGCTGAACCTGATCCAGGAAATGTACCAGTTATTTTAGTAGTATCTGCTGTAACTGCTTCTGCATGTGAAGCATATTTAACAGAAGGTGAAGCTGTTACATTATATAAATAAGTAGTACCTCCAACAGTAGTTAAATATCCTGCAGTAAAATTTGCAGGTGTAACATCATACAAAGCATTTAATGCTGGTAGTCTTTTATAATAATGTAGTTCAGCTTTAGTTGGTATAAAAGATGTAAAGCCTGTACCAAATCCAGGAGAATAAATAAGAACATTACCTACTCTTGACCAATAAGATGCTTGTGTTTTTTCTGCATAAATATCATTAAAAGTTCTAAGATCTGTTTTTTCATTGAATACACGACAGGTTCTTCCATCATCATCTATCTCTCTTAACTGAATAAACTCAGTAAGATCTGCGGGAATAGTTAATTCAGTTTTACTTGCAGCTCTATTACTTGAAGAAGTAGTAGCTGCATCTAATTGTGTTTTAGAATAAGTAACAGTTTGTTCTAATGCTGTAACTCTAAGTCTTCTATAAACGTTATCAGCTGCATACTTCATACAATCTTGAACAACACTATCCTCTAAAACTGTATTATCTTTATTAGCCCAGTCTTGTATCTTATCTATGAAAGCGCTATAACTTGGCATAACTATCTCCCTAAGTATTTACAAGCAAATGTTTATATTCCGTTTGTAATATATACTTTAGCTTTTTCATTTTATCATTATCACGCATAAATGTAGTTTCATGTAAATCTATTCCGTGATCTTCTTTAATTTTAATAGCTACAATATCAGGTATAGTGGCCATTTTTCTAAAGCCACTTTTATTTTCTTTTCTTCCAAAGTATGACTCTCTATCTCTATCTAGCTGAGCACTTTTTAAATATTGTGAAACATCTTGATTAGCTTCCCAGTTACCTGTAGCTAAATCAAATCCTGCTCTAATACCTTCCTTTGGTTTTATTGTAGAACTACCAAATGTAAATTCGTTTTCTTTTGCCATCCTCAACTCCTATTAAGTAGCTGGTTCTGTGATAGCAATAAATCTACCAGTCTTACCAATATAACCTAGTAGGTCTCCAGCTGTTGCTGCTGTAAGTGATGCTTGTAAAGCTGGTGCTGGTGTACTACTTACATTTATAAGATCTAAATGTGTTATTTTATATCCACCTCCAGTAGCTGCACCTATTCTGTATACACACTTTTCTACTGGGTATATATTTCCTGCATTTGTTTTTATAACGTACATAGTTCCCTCCGTTATTTTATTATCTACATGATACGATGTTACCACCGCCTTTATAATACTTAGCTGTTTTTAAATTAGTAGGATTACCTCTGTTATCAGTATTACCTTTAAACTTAGGTCTGGGTGTAGGTTTGTCAATATCTGAATACATTCCAGCTCTCCACATTCCTTTTTTCTGTTTTGCTTTTGCAGTCACTGCTTTTTTATAAGCCTTTTGAGCTTCTACTTTTTTCTTAGCTATTGGATTTGCTTGAGGCATATCTATCTCCCTGTTATGACGTTACCGCCTTTTTTATAGTAGCTTGAAACTTTACCGCCCGTAGCATACTTTGTTCCAGTTATACGTATATTATTTGTAAGCTCTCTTTTCTTGAAACCTGGTATTGGAACACAGTAGCCTTTAGCTACATCATATTCTTCTCCTTTTGGACATATTGATTTAGTAGTCATATTTTTTTTTCTCCCAATAAAAAGGAGAGACTAATTAAAGCCTCTCCTGAATAGTATTTAGTTAAGTCCGTAGATTGCTCCACATCCTAATGGGTTACGTACTTCAAGAGTACATTCTTCAACCATCATACCTTTAGTTGAATCACCCTGCTGACCTACGTCAACCTCTTGTAGAGGTCTTAGGTAAGCTGTAGAGAACCACATTGGATCATAAATCAATGCAGAGAAGTTAGCCATGTCTGGTCTAGCGTTACCAGTCAAGAAAGTACTTGCATGGTTATCACCTAACATCTGAGCATTAGTATAAGATAGACCCATAATATAGTTTGGAACTACCATGATGTCACCGAAATCTGACATGTAAACGTCAACTGATTGTCTCAGCTTTCCTTTCTCGTCAATATTTCTAACTACTCCAGTATCACTAACCATTAGGTCAGAGAAGTCCCTTCGTATTTTTGGTGAAACCATAACCTTAGTAGCTTTACCACCTTCTTCATAGATCTTCTGCATAACAGAATCAACGTCAGTAAGTGCTAAAGTTCCTCTTGCTGGAGCAGCAGAACTTGAAGGAGCAATAGTTGCTCTTGGAATAGTAGTACCTTGATTATCAACAAGACTTCCTGTACCTGTAGAAGGTTGTGTAAACTCACCTACATAAACACATGTGCTTGTACTGTTAATAAACGATTGATAACCACCTGCAGTTCTTGCATTATCGTTACCTAAAGTAGGAACACTAGAATTAGCTTCGTTGTAGCTATGAATCATATCAAACTCAACGTCTCTTCTTAATTCTGTACCACGCTTCTTAAGCTGGTATGCATATTCGTCTGCAACACCTGCTTGATCAACAGCTCGTCTAGTTCCTGACACAGCAATAGTTTTACCATTGATCTGTGTGTAGTTACCTAGTCGAGTTCTATTAGGACCACTTGCACTAAATGTATCGCCTGGGCTAGCAGTAGGTGCTACCCAATCTTGACCTTCAGCTATTACTGAATTGCCAGGTGCTTCTAGTGTATCTGTTTGCCATTCATGATAAATAGCAGTTGCTTTACTTTTACCAATAGATGATGTAAAAGGTGTCTCATCTCTGGTAATCATTGTTATAAAATTAGCTAGATCTTCTCTTTCAGAAACATCTGCGCTTGATCCACGGGCAGGACCACCTGGGCCTCTAGTACCGCGAACACCTAAATTTACAGCCATATTTTTTTCTCCCTGTAATTATAAGTTAGACAGTGAGCGCTCGGCATAACTCCTTAGAAAAGCATCTTGATCGGCTTTAGATGAATCTTTACTTAAAGCTCTTTTCCTTAAAGCCTGTGCTGCATCAATTTTCTTTTGTTGTACAGGTCTAGACTTTCTGGTAGGAATCTTTTTAAGAGGGGCTGCTTTTCTTTTTACAGAACCTTTACTGACTCCTTGCTTTAAAATACGATAATCATTAACAAACTTAACAATAGCAGGATCAACAATAGTATCTAATACTTCTTCGCTAATTCCTTCGTCAAGTGCAAATGAACGAATATCTTTAGCAGTCCCTTCATCAAATCCAGGAATTACAGTTGGTATAGTATCATTAAAATACTTTAACTGTTCATTCCAAGTTTTCTGCATTTGAATTTGTGTTTGTTCTCCTACAGATTTTTGAAGGCCTTCCCGCTCTTTACGAGCAGTCCAATATTCTTTTTGCTTTTGTTCTCTCTTATCTTTAAGATCACCAAGATCGTATGTATTACCATCTTTTCTTGCGTCTTCAATTTGCTTTTCAAGATCATGAAATTCTTTTGCATGTTCTTGTTCAGATTTATATAATACAGCAACTGAAGCTGCAGACATTGCCTGTACTTCTTGTAGCTTATTATTATAATCTTCTTCAAAGCTTTTCCTTGCGTCACCAAGTTCACGACCCTTTTTGGATAGAGATTGTTCAGTAGAATAACCTTTAATAAGATCATTAAAAGAAACTTCAGTATCAGTGCCATCTATCTTAATAGCTACTTTAGCTTCTAAGTCTAATTCTTCTGGAGTAAATAATGTAGTATCTTGGGTAGCGGATTCAACATCGGCATCCTCACCTTCACTCTCAACTTCTTCAGTATTAGCTTCTTCTTCAACTTCTTCTTTTGCGGGTTCATCAGTTTCCTGTGGGTCTTGTATATCTTCTGATTCACCCGGATCGATTTCAGGTACTTGCTCTTCGGTTGGAGATTGTTCTTCGTTCGGTACAAAGTCCGAATTAGAAACAATGTCGGCCAGCAATTGTTCTTCAGTTCGACCATCCGGTGCAGTAGAGTCAATCCTAGGTGGGGTAGAGTCTACTTGTGCTTCGGTATTTTCACTCATATTAGCTTACCTCTTTATTTTTAATAGTAGGCTTTTTAGAATTTTTTTGTTCTAATATTTTAGAATATCTATCTTTCATATCGTATAAATAATATAGTTTATCACAGTTAAGTTTAGTTTTACCACCACTCCTACTCGAATCATATTCTAATGTATTAATCATTTCATTAACATTTATTATTAATGTATTGTAATCAATTTCCCTTATTGTCATTATTGTCCTCCTGTAAATACGGAATGTTCTTTCCATAAGTCTCGAAGTTTATCATTTTCTCTTTGACACTTCCTAGTGCCATAGCAGAAGAGTAGAGGAACTCTCGAGATTTAGTTTCATGAGGATCAGTCTTTAACCATTCTACAAATAGATCTATTAAGACTTCCCCATATACTTCATCATAAAATTCAGTTCTTTCTTTAGAAGCGAAGTGCCCTTTAACGTGGGCACGACGCGCTAATTCTTCAGGATGTATTTTATGATTACCGTATGATTTTTTATTTCCCAGCCTCTTCTCGGCTGTCTCACGGTATTTATCCATTACTTATCCGCCGAATGCAGATACTAGTAATGGTGTCACAACTTCCTTTGTTAGGCCTAGAGCTAGTACTAGCTTGATGCCAAAACTAACTACGCCTGAAAATGTAATCGGATCCATAATGTCCTCCTTTAATTTATTTTAATAAGCTTGGGTTTCTTTTCTTCTGGAACAACTCGTTCCAGTTCTACAGTTAAAAGACCATCCTCTAACTTTGCGTCTTTAACTATTATGTCGTCTGCTATAGTAAACTCTTTAGTAAACTTCCTATAAGAAATTCCTTTGTACACATTCTTAGTATCTGCACTATTTTCTTTAACAGACTTTACAGTTAATATATTCTCAGCTACTTTAACTTCAATATCTTTTTTATTAAAGCCAGCAAGTGCCATTTCAATTTTAAAATTATAATCATCCTCCTTAACAATATCATAAGGTGGATATGAATTACTTACCCTAGAACTATTAGCAAGCTGATCGAACAAACGATCAAAGCCTACAGCATAAGGTGTTAATGTATTAAAGTGATCAAATAAAGTTAATGTTTGATTCATAAGTTTATCTCCTTCTTAAGCAAGATCTATGTAACCCTATAAGGCGTTACGATTAATTAGGTACTGATGCGTCAATACCATCTAAGTAGTTCATCATTCCTAACAAACCACTATCATTAGTTATGCCATCAAATACATTTAAATCACCATTAAGAATTGCATGTTCTATTTCTAATGCTATTGCTTTAATGTCATCAGGCATATTAGTATACGGTGCCATGCCTACCATTCCGGTTCTCATGCCACCCCATGTATCTTCACTTTCCCACATACCATTCATGAGGGCTTTTATTCTTGATACATAATAAGGACCCCAATTATCCATAATAGAAGTTAACTGAGTCTTAGGTGCAAAAGCAATCATATCTGATGCTTGACCAAATGCATATATATTTTTAGATGCAGCAGTTTGTAAAGGTGCTGGTGAATCAGTATGTTGTGTAATAATATCTACACCACCAGTAATTAAAACTTCTGCAGCTTGTGCTTCTTTAGCCGGGTCATACCAAGTATTAACCCATATTATATCTAAATCAAAATCTGGATTTACACTAGTAGCACCAAGATAAAATGCATTGATTCCTCTTATAACTTCAGGAATTGGGAATGAAGCTATATAACCAGCTTTACCTGCTTTACTCATATGTCCAGCAATTACACCTTGTATATATCTTCCTTCATAGAATCTACTACTATAAACACTTACATTCTCAGAGCGCTTATAACCTGTAGCATGTTCAAATTTTACATTTGGAAATTCTTTAGCAACTTTTAAAGTTTGATCCATATAACCAAATGAAGTAGTAAATATAATGTCTACACCACTTTGAGCCATGTTACGCATAACCCTAGCAGCATCAGGACCTTCCGGTACTGACTCAACATATACTGTTGATACTTTATCACCTAGCTCGTCTTCAACCATTTGACGACCTTGATCATGCATGTATGTCCAACCATGATCTCCGACTGGACCTACATAAACAAATCCTGCCTTTACATGGTTCTTAAGTACAGCTCCGCCTGCAAAGGCAAGAGTTGGTAATAGTAATATTAATGTTAGTATTGAAAATAATTTTTTCATTTAGAGTCCTTCTTTTTTAATATTAGTTAGTATTTATTTAAGCGCTAGCTTGAAGCACATAAACTTTTTCGTTAACTTGTGCAGCAGTGCCGTGTGCAGTCTTAACACTAGTTAAAGTATGGTTACCATCATTAAGTCCTGTTATTCTTGAAAAGTCTTTTGCAGCTATATATTGGTTAGTTAGCACATCAGTACCACCAGTTGCTACATTAAAAGTAAGTGGTGAATCAGTGTCGTTACAAACCATTATAACGCCAGCAGCTGAACCTGCAGCGGTTGCGATATTTCCTGATTGAGCTGCGCCTGCACCAGCAGCACTTATTGTTACTGTTTCTACAGTTGCCATAATTATTCTCCCTGTTGTTGAGGTTGTTGTTGAGGTTGTTGT